TATGATTTTGATTGATTTTACACAAGTTGTTATTGGTTCGTTAATGGTAGCACTCAACAGAGGTGAGGACCTGGATGATGATCTGGTTCGTCACCTTATTCTAAATAACATTCGTTACTACCGCACTAGATTCACTGAGGATTATGGTGAGGTGGTGATATGTTGTGACAGTAGACATTATTGGCGTAAGGATTATTTCCCCAACTATAAGGCTAACCGTAAGGTAGATAGAAAGAAGTCAGAGTATAATTGGGATTTAATTTTTGAAACTTTAAACACTATACGAGATGAAATAAGAGAGAACTTTCCTTATAAAGTTATAGAAGTTTATGGTGCCGAGGCTGATGATGTTATTGCTGTTCTCACACAACAGCGGGCTTCAAATAAAAATATAATAATATCTTCTGATAAGGATTTTATCCAGTTACATTGGGTTAATATTGACCAGTATAGTCCTGTTACTAAAAAGATGGTGACTCATCCTTTTCCCAAACAGTATTTAAGTGAGCATATTTTGAAGGGAGATAGGAGTGATGGGGTTCCAAACATACTATCACCAGATGATACATTTACAGAAAATAAAAGACAGAAGCCTATGCGTAAAGCTGTTATTGCAGAGGTGTTAGATCAAATGAATAATCACGAACCAATTTTACTACATACATTGGCTAAATGTCCGAAAGATACTTGGATTAGAAATTGGCAACGTAATGAAACACTCATAGACTTGACAAAGATTCCAGTAGAGCTTCAGGATAACATTGTACAAGAATATGATAATGTAAAAACGGCAGATCGTAGTAAGTTGTTTGGATATTTTGTCGAAAAGAAATTAAGTAAACTAATACAATCTATAGGAGATTTTTGAAATGGTATTTGAAACTTATCAACCTTTGTTTCACGAAATTTTTGCACAAGTGAATAATGCAAAGGATAAACCAAAGAAGGTTGCGGTACTCCGCAAGCATGAGAATGAAGGATTAAAAAACTTTTTAATGTGTGCTTTTAATCCTGATATAGAATGGATGCTCCCAGAAGGTGATGTACCTTATATGCCTAATGATGCACCAGAAGGAACTGAACATACGATGTTGCATAATGAAGCTCAGCGGCTACATTATTATGTAAAGAAGTTAGTACATGGTACTACCGATCAATGGATGATAGGCGATACACAAATAAATGATGCTCGCCGAGAGATGATGTTCATTCAGATGTTAGAAGGCTTGAGTGCTCAGGAAGCAGAAGTAGTATTACAGGCTAAGAATAGAACATTGAATAAGAAGTATAAAGGTTTGAATGCTAATACAGTACGAGAGGCTTTTGGATGGGATGAGAATTTTATCGACCAGAATTTGGTGGCTCAGCGTCAAGGACGACAACCGGATTTGGGCCGATTGCCTCAAGATATTGCAGATTCCCAACGAAGATGATAAGAATTCTCTTATATACTAATGCGATTAACGTAAGTTGTTGATATTAAAGTGAATCTTTTTTCCCCTTATAAATCAAACACTTATGAAAAAAGCCTTTGGAATCAAAGGGATAGAGCGCTTGACATGGGGCTGATAGTGTGGTATAATAATAGTATGAGATGAGAAACAGGTTCTCATCATTTAGCGGGAGAGAAAAATGTCGATAATTATGCCGACAGTTGAGAGGTATGAAGTCTGTGACTATACTTATAAGTCACTAGGCTTTTCTGCGGTAACTGCCCCCATAGTTAAGAGTAATCTTAGCAAACGGACGTTTAATGTGATAAAGACGTTTGATGATCTGGAAGAAGCTCGTAAATTTCTAGAGGGGACGGATTATGTACTCCGATATGTCTTTAAGGAGATAGAGCCAGATGCTACTGTACATTGAAGGGTATCGGACTCACAATAAAGAGTTACACCGGGCAATCGGTAGTGCTGCTCTTGATTATAGTGAGATTCTTTTGGGTAAACGGATGGCCAAGAATATCTCTCTAGATATTAAACTGACCAATAATCTGAAGAAGAAAGAAAAGGCGTATGGGTATTGTCATATTATAGATGACAATTTATCTAGGCCTAGAGAGTTTATGATTGAACTGGATGCTTCTATGAAGTATACCTTTGAGCAGATTCTTACTTGGTTAGCCCATGAGATGGTTCATTTGAAACAGTTTGTTAGAAAAGAACTGTGTGATTATGAATCAGGACGAGTGCAATGGAAGTCTCGGTCATTTGGTCGAGTACATTATAACGATCAACCGTGGGAGAAAGAAGCCTATCGGTTAGAAGGAGAACTTTACGAAATGTTTGAGGAATGGTATTATGCCTAAAAGAGCAACACTAGAGATTTTAGATCCAGGCGAAAAGGTATTTGGCCACAATACTGGTGGGAAATATTTTGTGCAAGAGTTTGAGGACGATGAGCCAAGAGGTGGTCAGTTTTTCAAGACCATTCAAGAGGCAGAGAAGCACATGGTAGAATATGAAGCAGGAGACGAGACTGATACTAAAGTCTTGTTGACAGAATGAGTGATGAGTGGAAGATAGTAAGCTCACAAGATGAGTTGGTCAAGCGAGTGAAGAAACTGGAAGACCAGGTTGGTTGGATTATCGGCAGTAATATCGGTACAGGTGATAACCCAAAAATAGAGAAACTTGAAATCCAAGTGAACTGTTTACGAAAACAGGTGCTTGACTTGGAAGGTAAGAAATCTTATAGAGAACAAGCAAGAGAATATGCCGATATGAGGAGTAATGAAGATGGCGAAAATTGAAAGACCGATTGGTCAAACTTTAGTTCAGAGTTTGGCTCAAAAGTATAAGGGTGATATTGATACTGCCCGAGCGAATGTTGAGGTGTATTTAACCAGTCCTGTAGGCATTGGAGAACACCCAGATTTGGTTTCAGCTATTGATTCACAGTTACAGATTATTGCAGAGGCTAAAGACAAGTTAGAAGAAGCTCAACGAATAGAGACACAGTACGATGCCTGAAGGAAGATGGAGTGACTGGCAAGTGAGACTTATTGCTCAGAACATGGCAGAGAAACGACCAAAGAGAGATTGGTTTGATGGTGAAGATGAAAACTATCTTACATCGCTCAAGAGTTGGTCACATATTACAGCTAGACAGCTATACTCTATGGAGTTAGAAGAACGTCAGTTGATTATCTTCATACACCATTTAGGTATAGAACACGTTGGGGTAGTAACATTTGATCCCCAAGATAAAGGTAGATATTCTCAACAGAGTGACTTTAGTCCTAATGAGGGGCGATGATATTTCAAGAAGCAGCACTGAACATAGTGGTGACGATAATGATGATGGCTGGACTACCAGTAGAGGACCAAGAGTTACAAGCAGATATCTATTGCGGCGCTCATAACATTTATTTTGAAGCGGGCTCAGAACCTTTTGAAGGTATGATGGCAATTGCAGATGTGACAATCAACAGGAAGAAAGATACACGTTGGCCAGATAGCATATGTAATGTGGTATGGCAAGACAAACAGTTTAGTTGGACACATGATGGTAAGAGTGATGATATACCATTAGAAAGTCCTTATCAAAAACAATTATGGAGTGGGTCAGTTTTTATGTTTGTGAATGCTTTATTAGATGAAAATGATTTCAGTAAATGCGGGACCCACTACCATAATAAATACATTAACCCGTGGTGGGCAGACAAGATGGTCGTGACTACCATTATTGGTAATCACAAATTTTTAAAATAGGAGATGATAATGAATAAAACTGTAATTCAGTTGTTATTGGAAAATATCAAAGGTCACAAGAAAGTTTTTCGGGCTGATACTCCGAAGAAACGTGCAAAATATAAAAAGTTTCAAAAGAACATTAATATTTTGCTTAAATTATTGAATAAACGTGGACGTAATTATATTGTCCAAGGGGAAATTTAATGAAGAAGTTAATGATGATTGGTTTAGTAACACTACCGTTAGTCAGTGGGTGTGCTACAAAAATGGAAACTGGGACCGCACTTGGTGCGCTTACGGGCGGCGCCTTGGCTTATGGCCTTGGTCAGGACTCTAGTAATAAAGAAGTCTGGACTGTGTTGGGTATAGGTCTTGGTGCAATGATAGGCCAAAATATTGGTCAACAGTTAGATGAGAGAGATCGGTATTTGATGGCTCAGACGTTTGAACATACAATGGAGAAGGCTCCGACTAATGCAATAGGTCAGTGGGAGAATCCAAATACAGGTCATGGTGGGACTATAACACCTACATATACTACGGTAACGAATGGGACTCCTTGTCGTGAGTTTACCCAAACAGTGAGTATTGGTGGACAGATGCAAGAGGCATATGGTACTGCGTGTAGACAAGCAGATGGTTCATGGAAAATTCAACAGTAATGCCTAGTTATATAATGAAAGATCCAGAAGGGATAGAGCATGATATGATTTGCACTATCGCAGATATGGAACAAAAAAAAGAAGAAGGGTGGACGATGGTCTTTAGTCCACCCAAGAATAATCTTATTGGACATACTGGTGATGTTATAAGTCATACCTCTGATGGTTGGAAAGAGGTATTACAAAAAATCAAGAGTAAGAGTCCCGGTAGTGATATTGAAATATAAATATTAGAGTACTTTACTTATAGGAGGAACTCTTTTTGAGTAAACATAAAAAGATGTATATTCAATCTAATCAATTATTACCAATTAAACCCGTGGGAGACACCCAAAAGAAAGTTTTTGAGGCCTGGGGAAAAGATAAAAATATATTCTTGACGGGAAGTGCAGGAACAGGTAAAACTTTTGTACTATTGCATCTGGCACTAAAGGATGTTTTAGATAAAGGTACTCCGTATGAAAAGGTAATATTGGTT